ACGCCTTCGGGGCGTTTCTCGGGGGCCAGGAAGTTCATCAGGAAGCGGGTGGTGCCGATCTGGGTGGAAAGCTTGTGGTTGTCCCAGAACAGCCAGCGCAGGATCTCGAAGCGCTCGGCCTCGTTGGCGCCGCCGAACCGTCCGTAGCGCTCGGCGAGCCGCAACAGGATCGGCGCGGTCTGAGTCAGCCGCTCGTCATCCTCCAAGTCCGCCCCGCCATTGCTAACCGTAAGGTTGGCGACACTGGCGATAGATGCCACCAAATCCGCCAAGATATTGATCTCATTGGGGTTGTAGCCGTTACCTGCGATGCCAGCTTGAACACAGGTTGCGATCGCGTCTCCTGTGAGTTGCCCTGCTGGGATGGTGATCGCGGAGTCGGTTGAGAACAGCCTGCCATCCAGCGCGGTTTGGGTTTGAGCACGAGTGCCCGCTGGAACCACAATGGAGGTGCCCAGCGCTCCTGGGTCTTTGGTAAATCGAAGTGTGGTCTTAGCACTGCTAGGTGGGAGTCTCACCACATCGAGCAATGCGCCCAACTGGTCTAGATTGACACCCCTGGCATAGTTCACCAGGTTTTGCTCTGCGGCATCCTGAATCGCTAGCCTGACTAGGGTTTCCCGGTAGTTGAGAACGTCTAACAGCAGCCGTTCTGGTTGGGCTGGATAGAGTTTTTTGTCAGTGATCGACTCGTAGAGCGAGATCGCTTCAGTCTCAATCTGTTGAGGATCACGGGGCAGAAAATCAGGGCGTGGCAAATCGCTCATACCAGTACCTCCACGCCACCCGTAATGCCACCTTCCTTCAGTGCCCACTCAGTTGATATCAGCATTCGCTGAATTTCTCCCAGGTAGTTTGGGGTTACTTCCACCCGCGTCACTTCCACTCTTGGCTCCCAGGTCAAAATCGCTTCATAGACCTCTCGCACCAAATGAGCCGAAACAGAGTTAGTGGGATAGTCGATCCAGTCGTGGATGGAACTGGCAAACTCTGGTCGATGAGGATCGGTGCCTTTGGGAGTGGTGAGGATGATGGCGATCGCCTGGTTGATATCGTCCCAGTCCTGCACAACTGCCCCAATCTCCCCTAATTTGGGAGACCACCAGGCAGCACGAATTTCAGGTAAGAGTGTTGGCATGGCTCTATGATGCCCGTGATTTGGGGATTTGGACAACTAAGAAATCTCTGACTGCGCTTGACATCTTATCGAATTACAGCCATAATCTAGAAAAGCCTTTCAGGAATTGAAACAAATAGGTCTTGACTAACTGGCTACCTTAATCCCTTACAGGGATTCCCTTCGGGGAAATAACGACTGAACCCTTACAGGAGATCGCAAAATGGTAATTCAAACACTCAAAATCGAGATTGCTGGCAAAGAGTACACCGTTACGGGTGGTGATTTTTACGAAATGCTGTCCCAGGTGAAGGCGGTAGAAGGGCGGAGGTGGGATGGAGATCGTAAGCTCTGGATTCTGCCTGGAGCGATTGAAGAGGTGAGAGCATCTCTGCCCGAATTGCAAATCTTGGGCGGCGAAGATGAGGTCTTGGATGCTGAAATTGCCGAAATCAAAAAACTGCAAGGATGGATTTTGGAAGATTTTTCAGCCATCGAACAAGAGATTGCGGATTTAGAGGCGAACAAAGGCGGCTACACCGGGAAGTGGCGCAATAAAGAGGCTAAGCGCAGAGGTGCTTGGTGTTTGCGTTGTGCCGTTAAATCGGCGTCTCAACCTATTGAAAAGCTCACGGAACCCGAAATCGCAGGCATGAAACGAGCCTGCGAAATCATGGGTTGGATGTAGAGATTAAGCGCATCAGCGGGAGTTGCGCCCCGTATTCATTTAGGAGATTGGAAAATGAAATTTAAGCTGATTGGAGATCGATTTGATGGCGCACTTCTTGCGAGTAATGCCGATGCTTTTACCCATAGCGGCTCAACCTACGATGATGGCTATGCTAGGGGTTTAAGCCAACAGCCGCCCGAACAGGAAGAAGACGACCAGTACATGCTTGGCTATAAGCATGGCTGGAATGCCGCGATCGCGGATCGGAGGTAACGCAATGTACCGAGCTGATCTATCGCGTGACATCCCTTCTCCTGGCTTGCCCAAGCGCATCATCTTTTACGCCCAGGGACTAAAGATTTACGGCCTGATTCCCTATGTCCTCAATCGCAGACTGAAAGGGGAATTCATCAGCAATGTTGCCATGCTACCTGGATGGGGGCGAGGAGCGGCGATCGCCGCTCCGACCGGAGAGGCTAATTACACCGTGATTCCCTACATCCAAAAGCCAGAGCATGTGCAAATGCTAATTGACTGGCTGTACGAAGATCGAGGATTTGAATGGGCGATCGCCGATCCTGATAATTTCAATGATCAGCTTAGGGAGTGGAATGCTTACAAACAGCCGCCTTCGGTTTGGGTGCCTTGCCAGTCCGAGGAGGGATGGCGCGAGGGATTCCAGAAGGCATTGATGGGCGATCGGGTAGCAATGGCACTCCTGTAGGGCGGTAAAGATGCAGTGCCCTAGATGCAGTCTGGAGGATGTGGTTAAAACTGGCAAGCAAAATGGCAAGCAAAAATATTGGTGCAATGTCTGCCAGAAGCACTTTTTGGAAGCCTATGACAAAGGCAAGCCAAACTTCACCAGTGGTATCCGCGATCGCTATTGGAGGGATAGGGATTGAAATTTATTGCTCAACTGCCAGAGGCAAAGCACTATAAGCGATTGCCGCACGACTCCAAAATTCTATTTTTGGATAAAGCCACGCCGCTGCTAGAGGTAGAGTCGCCCGTGGCGAATCCTTGGAATCAAGAATGGCTGATGGTTTTGGGCATCAAGAAGGGAGGCAACCCAAACGTCACGGTCGCCGGAAAATTACGGCTTAAGCTTTTTGAGCCGACTTCGGAGGACAGAACGGACTTCCCGCTGCGGCTGATTGTGCGCTCTACGGCTTACGGGAAGTTCGACTACTCGCCACGCAGCAGCCTTTACCATGTCGGCATCCCGCTTGACATCATCAATCCTGAGCAGTTCGATCGCGGCGAAATCCCGACCTACAAATGGCTTCAGTACGACTTATATAAAACCTCTTGACGCTCTATCTAATTACAGCCATAATTAGATGTATGGAACCCTTACAGGAGATCAAGAGATGGACACCGCTCAAACCCGCCAACAACTCAAAGCCGAAATCGTTGCCTACCTCAAAGCTAATAATGTCAACGACAAAGACCTTCTAATCAAGGCTTGCAACGCTATCAAGGACTCAGCATTTAATAGTGAGGCTCTAGATGCTGAGATGCTCAGAGATGCCAAAACTCGCCAATACGCCAAAGAGATTGGTATCAAGCAAGGTGATGAGTTTTACTATCGCCTCTCCTGGTACTTTGCTCCACGCCACTACGCCACCTTAGTCGGGTTTGTTACTCGCTACGAGGAGTTGGTAGAGGCTGAGATGAAAACCGAAATGGAATTAGAAAGAGCGATTGAGAACGAAGTTGACTCCTATCGTGATCCGCTCGCGGACGAGAACTATGATGAGTTGGGCACACCTGATTTTGCGGTTTGCGTGTACGAAAACCGCATTGAAGTTCGAGCCTACACAAAGGGCGTTGGTGGGATCTTGCCCAAGAAAGGGCGCAAGTATATCGGCAACATGTACGATGTGCGCTGGCAGTTTCCGCTCTCTGCCCTGGTTGAATTAGAGCGTTTAGGTCGTCCCGTTGTGAAGATTTCCGAATTATGCCCCGCAAAGTAAGTCCTAAATCTTTGGCAAACCTTAAGCCAGGGAGTGCCAGCAAAGGAGGGAAAGTGCAAAAGCGCCTCACCCTCCTACCCCAAACGATCTCACTCGCTGAACAGCTAGGACAGCATGGCTCAAATCCCAGTGTTAGCGATGGCATCGATCGTTTATTCCGCCAACTTCCAGCTTTCCAGCGCTGCAAAGCGCTTTTGCAACTCATTGCTGAAAATCCTGAATCAGCGCCCAAGCTGATTGAGCAGATCGAAGCGGTTTTGCTTGATTTGGAAGATTTGGAGATTGAGCAGGGTTACGAGGAGGCGATCGTGGAAGGAGTGATCCGCACCAAAGACGGGAGCTGGATTGTTTGAATCAAAGCTGCCCTGAAGTTACCAACGCATCTGCACCATTTGACTCTGAATCATTGTCCATAGCTCCGATTACAGCTATGGCTTTGTTGTTGATCTTGCTCTCTTGTTGGTTGGTGACGAGCATATTTTCTTCAAGTTCAATCACGATTTTTTTGCACTTGATGGTGAGGGTGGATTCTTCGCGATCGAACTCGAAAAAGCTCTCTGGGTCAGCCTTCCATTTGACATGATACTTGTCGCGCTTATCCACTGGGGGCTTGTCTGCCTCGCTGTAGATTGCCCCCAGAATGCAGCCTTCCTCCAAGTTTTCGTCGCAGATAATCATCACCTGTTCATCCACATCAGGCATCCAGTAGACCTGGTTGTCCTTCGTGTTGCGTTGTAACACCTTCAACCAAAAGGTTTCAAGATTATCCATATCAGGCAGTTTGCAGCGTGCCCAACCCTTCTTATCATCCACTTGGCTCACAATGCCAGTGGTGAACACAACTGGCTTGGCACTGGTACTGCCCCCACTTCTACCGGGGTTCTGATTCGCCTGTTGGCTCACGATGGTAATCTCCCAATTTTTTTGAGTTGTAAGTCAGTCGTCCAACCCCCTGATTTGGTCAGTTTGTGGGTGGCTGACTCAATTTGATATTTGTCGTCAAATCGGCCATAGCCTGTGATTTGAACGTTTGCACCGCCCACTGCCCAGGCTGCACCCTCAATCGAAATGTCCATTTTGGTTTCCCCGCCGTTGGCTTTTTCCAGTGCAGCCTTTGCCTTTTCCTCTGCCTGCTGCTTGGATTCGGCTCTCACCTTGACTTTGAGGGTGTCGCCCTTCTTAATCGTTTTGTCCTCAACCTTGTGGGTAATCAGCTTTTTCTGATTGGGATTTTGGTAGCTGATTTCAGCCGCTTTGTAGGTGCCCTGAGATTGGCTGGTGATGCGATACCGCTTGATTTCTCGGTCTGTGAGGGTGGCAACGGCGGGTTGAGCGTGCAGCTCGGCTTCAGTGAAAAAGATCAGTTGCCCATTCTCCACTTTGGTTTTGTGCCCGTACTCTTCAGCCAGTTTGGTCACGAACTCCAGATCTGATTGCTCGTTCTGAGTGATGCGATCGATCTTCACATCCTTGACCTTACCCGTGAGGGTGAGCCCATTGCGGCCTGCAACGTCGGTGGCCACCTGCTTGAGCGTCGTTTTTTCGTAGCTCTTGGTGCGCTTCTCTCTCAAGGTGCCCGTGATGCTGGTTGCAACGGCTGAAAGTCTTAGTTTGTCCGGTGCTCCGGAGTATTCAAAATCATCCACCTCAAACCCACCACAGTCCAAAACCTCTGTCACTCCGTCGTATCGAAACTTGCACTGGAGTTTGTCCCCTTTGGTGGGAATCCAATCCTTCATCCAGAGGCGATCGTGGTTGATGATGTCGATATCCAGATCGCTAGACTCTCCACTGGCCTTATCGGTATAGGACAGGGAAAGCACAACAGGCAGCAAGTCTGCGGTGATATCCTTCCCCTCGTAAATCAGGGTGAATGTGGCACGTCTGAGGGGACGTGTACCGGGGGGTTGAGTGCTTGCGAGTGCCATTCCTTAACGTTTCCAGGGTGGGAGGTTGGCTGGTGTGGTTTCTGAGGCAGGCAGGACTGGAATTTGGAGCTTGATGCCACTGTCCAGGATGGGAGGCACTCCAACAGTGGCGATATTGGCCTCAA